GTAATCTGTTCATCACCGGTAACCGTGACTGTCTGGGCTTCAATGTCGATTGTGCAATTGGCGGAATATCCGTTTCCGTCCGCCTTTGTGCCTCTGATCTGGGCTGTAGTGCCGTCCTCAAGCACGAAATCACCGTAATCATTAGTTAATGTAAAGATTAAGGTAAAATCATTGCTATACTGGCTGAGCTTTGCAACCGTGCCGTTGTACGCGGGATAAACTCCCAAGGTGTAATTTAACGTTATCATTCTTTTTCCCCCTTAATTAAAGGCCGAGCGGTGCCGGCTCGACCCAAATATCAAAGTTCTCGGAATATAAGTTTTTCCCGCCTGACGCAAGCCCGATTTCGAAAACATTATGACCCGCCGCGGCTGTAATTGCTGATGTCCCGTTAATTGTGACGGTCTGCTCTGCTTCGTCAAGCGTTCCGGCAACTGTGACCTGATCGCCATTGGTTAACGTGCCTCGGAGCGTCGCCGTTGTTCCGGAGGCAAGTGTAAATTCGCCCTCGGATGCGTATAGATGAAAGATCAAAGTAAAATCTTCATCATTTTGCGACAATCGCGCAACGATATGATTCTTTTTGTCTGGGCACATATCAACCCAGTACGGAAGAGTTATCATTATTTGCCCTCCATCAACTGCATTAACTTATCTATCATGGTTTCCGCCTTTTCAAGCCTCGCTTCTAACTTTTCAATGCGTTCCTGTTGCTGTTTGATCTTACGAATCGCAAGCATTGAAACCGACGTATAATCAATCTGCAAGTGCTTTCCGTCACTTGATACAATGCTGTCCTCGATCCCCAGCACGTCCAACGCTTCTTGTACGCTTTGCGCCGAAAGTCCTACGTGCGCTTGCTTGTCGCTCTTTTCATCTTTCCAGTGATAAATGTGAGGTTCCAGCGCATCAAAAAGCAAATCGTATCGTTCGTCCCACTCCGAATAGTCTTTTAAGCGGTCATCTGAGCGCTGGATTACAGAAGTACATGATATATTTGAATAACAATATACGCTGTAGTGTATAAGTATACCTTGCTGATGACTGTCATAATTCTCACCATAATTAAAAGTTATATATCTATTAGGTGAGGGCGTTTGTCCGGTCGTTTCTACGTTTGCCGATCCGATCCAAAAAGCGTTTGCATCTCTCGGATCCGTGACAAGCTTTGTATAATACTTTGTGCTTGTGCGTGATGCTTTCGCAGCCCCTATAAATAGTTGTGTGACATAACTACTTGTTGAACTAGTATCACTGCGTTGGAAAAGCAACCCGCCGTTTAGGATTGAGGTAATAGCGTATAAATTAACCAGTGTGCCGCTGCCGGGTGCCTCTTTCGTTCTGGCAAACATAGCCAACATTTTATTAACGCCTGTTGTTTGGTCTATATAGCCTATACTTAAATAATCACCGTTTTGAATTGTATTGGTAAATCCGTAGTATGTAACGTCATCATGGGTATAGTAGCCAACGGTGAGAACCCCGGCCACGCCGTCAGAGTATTGGTCATAACGCGAAAGGAAAACGCTTCCGTTAAAAATACGCACAACACGGTCAGCTGCCACAGAATATATTTCGCCGGTGTTTAGATTCCAGTATGACAGTCCATCACTTGCCGATATTAACCCAGTTTTAACAACCGACCCGACAATATAACCGCTTGCCGTCATGGCTGTTGTATATGTGCCATTGTAGCCCGTAGATGAATAACCAAGTCCGCTAGCATTCCATCTCCAAAGCTTTTGGGCTGTCGTGTAGTCGTTTGTATCGCACAAGATAAGCAATTCTTCCGGCTGTCCGTCCTGATTGTAAATGATCGTCACATAACCGCCCTGATTTCCAGTAATTGCCGATGTGACGTTATTAATCAAATTAGTAACCGCAGCCGTTGAAGGCGCATCTATTCCGCGTTCTGTCGCCTGTCTAACAACCTCCACTATTGAAATGGACGAGGAACCGAGTGTTAAACCGTCGTATTTATTTAAAAGTGTGTTGTAAACGGTCTTTGTTACCTTTTTCCGGAACGGTGCCGAAATACCAGGATAATATACCGCGATTGTATCGCAAAGATTCACTGTCTGAAGCTGTGCAACGTTGGCATAATCAAGTGTGTCTTTCAGATTAACGAAATCTATATCTATTGTCTGATACGGTTCCCGGTCATCCGCGTTATCGAGGATGTTTTGCGCCAGCGTTCTAAGCTCTGCCTCTGTCGGCTTTTCCTCGAATCGGTCAGTTAAGTCTAAAACAATCGGCTGTGGAACGTCGCCCTGTACATAGTCCGACGCGTACAGGATCCGTTCTGTTAGCGTCACAACATCCCCGCTGTCGAGCGAGGCCCAGAAAGGCACAACCGCGTTATAAGCCCCGGAAGTGTTTCGCTCATCCTTCAATTCAACAAGGTTTTTTCCGTATCGTATCTCAGTATTAGTGCTAACGCCTCGATTAACAGCAAGGGAAACGTTCCAATGATTGAAAGTGTATTCGCCCGTGCCGTAAACATCCAGAATAGAACCCTGTTCACCAGCTAGAATTTGTTTGATGCTTACCGGTTTTGTAACTGAGAACGTTCCCGCTGCTGTCTTTGTGCTTGAAAACGTAAACGAGCACGGCGTTATTGAGTTAATAGGAAGTACTGAAATAGCTTCGTCACAACTCGACGCGGTAAACGGTTTCAAGATGTTATAACGGAGCCTGTACGAAATATGAGACGCACTGAACGTTACGATTCCGTTTAAAGGCACGCTTCTTTTGTAAATGTCGAACGGTTCCGGAACGCCTGTTTCGTCATGCGTGGCATAAATAATCATGCCCTCTGTAATCAGGTCATAATGCCGACCAGTAACCGGGTATTCAAATTCGCATTCAAATATTCCGTTCCGCTCTTCCGTGACCGTACACGAAACGCAATCAATCAGCCGGCAAACGCCGTTTGATGTAAATTCGGTTTCTGTTCCGTTAAAAAGGATAGGTATCATAAGCGCCACCACCTCGGCGTAATCTTAACCTGCGTTATCCCGGAACCGAGCGTTATTGTATTGCTTCCGGCTTTAAGCACCGGGAAATCATTTCCAGATAACGAAATATAAGAGTTCATCAGGTTCGCGCCCAGATAAGCTTCCATCAGTTCGCAATCAATCATTAGATAACTAGAACCGGAATCTGAAATTGTGATTGAAACGCCGTTCACTGTCAGCGTGCCTGTTCCATATACTTGTAACAGCGGTTTCGCCTCAAAGCTTGTAGGGTTCGTTATGGTTCCCGATCTGGTAAAACTCGTTGCCGTGTCGCCACTGGTTAAAAAACGTTGTGGTTTGCACTGGAACACAATATCAAAGTTTCCGCCCCTGAGTGATTCTTCTGGCTCAACCTCTAACCCTCCGGCATAATACGCAAGCCGGTATTCTTCCGGGTAATAAGTATCACTGAGCCTCTGATAACCGATTTTGGACATCAAAAAGGATTTTAGCGCCGTCATTTGCGTTTTAAGATCCTTGTAAACAAATGCCGGATACGTCAATTCTAGGTTACTAAGGTTCTTTTCTAGTCCCAGAATTGCGCCGTCTCTCCCGGCTATAGTTATCGGATCATAATTTCTCTCAGGCGCGTTAAATACTCCCGTCCCCGATATATAAACGCCGAAACTGCTTGATGCAGTCCCGGCAAAAGTAAATGTGTTTCTCATACGCAAGCGAGTTCCTTCTGCCTCTGAAGCGCGACAAGCCGATTTTGTACAGCCGCCGCAAGCTGGTTGACGTTCATACCTTCCGAGCCGTAGACGTTCACGTTGTAAATCGTGTCGCCTCCGGATGCTTGGGCTATATCTCGCAATAGCTGATTCCGTCCGTAAACAAGTTCCCCGCCCGATCCGTCGCCAAATCCTTTGTATCCGTGCGGTGTCTGTAGCACCGTCGGAGAGCTGAAAAGATACGGGTTTTGATATGCTTTCTTGTACCATCTAACATTTATGTGCGGTACACTCGGCGGGTTCAGTGAGAATCTACCGCTAATTGAAAAGTGCGGCATTTTAATTGACGGGAATTTAAGCCGAACATTGAATAGTGATTTAACCCGACTGATTGCCGTTTGTGCTGCAGATACAAGCTTAGTAAACGGGTTTGTAATCTGAACATTCCGGAATGCGTTTGCAACCTTGTTCTTTACGTTGTTGAAAGTTGATGCCGCGCTGGATGCTATGCTGCTCAGTCGCGTTCCTATCGTGGTTTTAACATTATCCCACGTAGTTTTTACAGTGTCTTTTACTGACTTCATCCGGATTGAAACACTATCAACGACAGTTTTTGCTCCGTTTGATACAGAGGTTCTAATCTGGCTCCAAGCTGTACCCGCTGCCGTTTTTACGTTCGTCCATGCTGTACCCATCGCGGTTTTTACTTGCGTCATTCGATTTGATACGGAAGTCTTGACCGCGTTTGCGCCATTAGATACCGCTGTCTTTATTCCGGTCCATGCTGTCGATACGGTGTTCTTTACAGCATCCCACGCTTTACTAGCTGCCGATTTTATGCCGTTCCAAGCCTTTGACAAAGCCGTGCCGAGCTTCTTAGCTGCCGCTTTGATCTTGTCCCAGTTCTTGTAGATAAGAACACCAGCGGCTATTGCTGCCGTTATCGCAAGGATTACAGGACCACCAGCGCCAAGGATGCCGGCCAAACCTTGCAACCCAGTTCCGAGCGTCTTAGCGCCATTTATAAGTTTCGGAATATGTGTTAAAGCCGTTCCAGACAGGCTAATAACAGGGCCTAACACTTGCATTAGCGGGCCGATTGCCGCAACCATAAGCCCAATCTTAACTATCAGGTCTTGTGCTTGCGGTGAAAGATTCGAAAACTTTTCTACAATAGTAGTTATCTTTTGCACGATTGGCGTAATGATCGGAAGCAACTTCTGTCCAAGTGTTGTGGCAAGGTTTTGAAGTGTAGCTTGAAACGTTCGGAAGCTATTTGCCGTACCGTCTGCCGTTCTGGAATAGTCGCCTTGCGCGTCCTTCGTTTTTTCAAGAACGTATTGATAACGAAGCATTACTTTTTCGCTTTGGCTTGCTTCTTTCCAGACCATGCCATGATCCGCGGCGAACTTCTGCAAATTCGTTTCAGTCATGACAACACCAAACTTTTTAAGCGCTTCTGATTCGCCGGTAAAAATTCCCTCTAATGCTTTCGCCGAAACGTCCGTGCCTGTGTTGAAATATGAAGCCAGATCCGAAGACAGCCCAGCCAATGTTGTAGAAACTTCCGCCGCTGATTTCTCGCTTAATCCGATGCCCTTAGAAAGCGCACCAAATCCCGCCGTTGCTTCCGTCGCGGCCACCTTTGAAAGCCCAAACTGTTTTGTTGCTGTATCGGCCCATTTCTTTACTTCATCCGCTGAATCTCCGAAAGCAACGTCAATTTTATTAAGGTTTTCCTCATAGTCAGACGCAGATTTTCCCGCCGCAGTAAATGCCGCCGCAATCGGTAACGTGAACTTTGTTGTAAGTGATGCGCCAATGCTGCTTATTTTGTTGCCGACCTCTTGCATTTTCTGGCCAGCAGCTTTAATTTTCTGCTCCGAAACAGAGCCGAAATCTTTCATTTCCGTTTTCAGGCTCTCAAGATTATTTTCCGTTTCGGTTATTTCCCGTTGGAGCGTATCCCACTCTTCCGGCTTTGTGCTGTTCGCCTGAGCTTCCTTCAGCTTCTGTAGCCGTTCCTCTGTTGACCCGATCGCGTCCGCAAGCAGTTTCTGCTTTTGCGTTAATAGTTCCGTGTTCCCAGGATTAAGCTTTAACAGTTTTTCAACATCTTTGAGTTTTGACTGCGTTGCTGAAAGATGCTTGTCAACGCCGCTTAATGCCTTATCTAATTTTGTTGCGTCGCCGCCAATTTCTATTGTTATGCCGGCTATTCTTGATTTAGCTGCCATAATTCACCACCTGTCAAAATCTCGCTGTGTTGCAAGCTGCTTGTATTTGTATCCGTCGTTCCCCGCCTCTGTCATGACATCAAAAACGAGGCCCATATCTAAGCGCTCCAAATCGGCCATTGATAGGCCTGATTGAAGGCAGCGCAATAGATAAAGCCCCGTTGTAAATTCTCTTTCTGTCGGGCGGGTTACGGTTTTGGGGAAACAGTGCCTTTTTTAGATGCCGCGTATAAATCGGCAATCTCAATTGAGGCTTCAACCATGTCCATGAACTCGAACTGTGAAACCCATGTATCAAAGTCCGCTTCCGTCAGCTTTGCAAAATCCGCGTGTTCCGCTCGTTTTGCGAGGATAAAGCCAAGTTTGCAATAGAGCATATAATCTTCAGTGCCAAACGCTTCATCATCCCTCCGGTTTTCCGTCTTCCTGATTAAGTCCTCGTGAAAGAGCTGGAAAAAATGAACCGGCGTGAAAGCGTCAGCCGACATTATGATTTCCTGATCCCCGATTGTAACCGTTTTAGTCATCCGCTAATAACCTCATTAAATGCTTGTAGACTGATAAACCGCCGTTAACCAAGCGTTGTAGCGTGCCGTATTCGTTGACGGGCAATCAGCCTTCACGATGTTCTTATCAATCGTTGCGTTGTAAATCGACGATGCAGTAAGTGCGATTGTCTCCGTTTCCGGCTCGATTGTCTCGTCTGTCGTTTCGCCAGCTGTTGCCGGTCTGCCAGCGGTGCAGTTATACAGTACGTGCCTTGTTTTGTTCGCGTCTCCGTCAAACTCGAAGATAAGCGCAAACGGCACCGTCTGAGCTTCCGCGTCTTCAATCAGAACGTCGTTGCTGTCCTCGATGAATCCGAGAACGTCAATCTTGAAGCTGTCCGGAACCAGTGCGATTTCAAGATCGCCTTCGTAGCCGTTGTTTGACTGGCCTACCCAGTAATTAATATTGTCCGCCCTAAACTTCGTTGTTTCGCCCTGAGGATCCATCGAAAGCGAAACAGCGCCGGGAATCGGCTTCGGTGTGCCGTATGTCGCCGAGCCATTGGCAGCAATCGTCGCTACTGCATAATGTACATTTTTAAGGCCGTATTTGACTTTATTAGCCATTTATTTGTACCTCCATTGTGTAAGTTACTTC